TATTCCCATGCCAATGCTTCTCCCATCTGCTTCATTTTATAGCGTGAACCGCTGTCTGCCAACAAATGCACAATCTCAGACTGCGGTCTTGATGTTACAAATGCATCCATGCTACCATACTCATTTTCTATTTTTTGCATCATTCTGATATTTGCAGGAAGACTTTTCATCTGGTTATTTGTCAATCTACTCCGGCAGCGTAATCTTGCCAAACCATCGACAAAATATGTATAGTCTTTCGACAGAATCATTTCAGGAGCATAATAGAAAAACAGTTCATCAATTCTAGGCATATTACGTTCTATATTAGCCCAAACAGTCTGCGCCGATAAAAGAGAATATATCATCCCCTGAATATGCTCTGTCAACGGAAACTTGCGCCCTTGCGCACGTAAATCCATTTTGCTATCCTTACCATTAATATTCGCAATTTTGTTATCTTCTAAATATCTTTTTATCTTAAATACTGTCTCTCTATCCATTCTGCTAGTCTCCTTTTGAATTTTTATTGTACAAAATGAAGCTCCCTCTTCCATACTAGCACTTTCAATTTCATCTGTCACTCAAATTTCTAAAGCTCCTTCAACTTAACCCCACCGTCCACATCCATTCAATCCAAAAGAAAAACAGAGCTAACATCGTATCGCTACAATGCCGCTCTGCAAAAGTTTGACTTTTTCTATGTGCCATCATTCTACCCATTTTGAAACCAGTTGTCAACTACCATTTTTAGGAAATCCAGTGTTCCCTTTATCTTTTGATTACTCTTATAATAATCAATATTTTTGTCAATCCGTATTATTATTCTTTTCAGCTCATCACTTTCAGATTTTCTGATTCCGTCGCTTCCTACCATCATCTTATGCATATACAACAACGTAATTACCTGCTGTATTCTTACATTGCTCATTCTGTTCTTCCGAAAATTACTATTCATTCCCGGAATTGCCATCAATGCCTTTGTTATATCCGCATTTGTCCCATGTACAGCTGTCTTTGCCCTAAGGTCATTCAAAATGCAATTGCTATGAGCAGAAGCATTCCTTATTTCCTTACACGTCAACAAGCGATAGAAATTATCCTTCATAGCCTTGTCTGCAAACCTGTCTGCACAAAATCCGTAAAACGCCACCAGTCTTCCAAACGAAATCACTTCAACAAAAGCCCATATCGGAAACGCACCATCATACTTGTCAATAATACCCCCACAGTATACACTGCCCCTGTTTCTGTCAATTTCACTATCAAAAATATTTTTCTGTCGTTCATCCAGTGAATCTATGTAATCCTGAACTACCTGATATCCATCCTCATTCTTTTCATCCATTTTTCTTAACAACTGCAGCTTCGTATGGTGCTCTATATCAAGTGCCATATGGACGATACGGTAACGTATATCCATATCAATAATTGCCAGGTCTACAAGATATGCAAATTCCAACTTTATATATTTTCCTTTATTTTCTCCGTCCGGATTCTTATCATAATTTTTTCTGTATGCCGTCAGTTTAAAATAATTGTTATTTTGGGCAAGGTACTCTTTTGCCGCTGTTTCATCCATTATATTAAAAAGGACTCCCTTTGCCTTAAGGTGTTCTATCTGTCCGTCAAGAGATAGTTTTGGTTTTGTAACATTCAATGGTAAATCCCCCTCTCTCAGCTTTTTCTTTTGTTACACCGAACGCCATCCAGTTTACATCTGCATTCTTACAGACTTCCAATCTAACATTTTTATTTTACCATATTTTTCCCTATACGTCACTTAAATCATCAAAATTCCTTCAGCGTAAACCCAACCGTCCAAAGCCCCTTATAGCTCGTATCATTCTCCAGTTTCGCCTTAAACCCGTCCACATACATCTCCGTACTCTTCACATCCGCAGTCTGTGTATCAAAATACTTCACTGCAATCTTTTCCTTCTGCTTAAACTCCGTCAGTATCTTAAGCCACTTCTGCGTCACTGAAAAGCTGACCCCGATATCCACCACGCCAGTCCTGACCACATCCCTCTGCGTAGTCCCGGCTTCCGTGGTTCCACCGAAATCAGCCTCCACATCACTCATATCCACCTCATACAAATCCGGCAGAGGCAGATCCACCCCGTCAAAATTCAGATATTGAATAAATGCTGCCATCCAGCCTGCCCTCCCAAACAAAAATAAAACCCATCACAGTGCAATCGTGTTCTCATCATTATCCGCATCATCAACAAGCATCACCCCGTCAGCCACCGCGAGCAGCACCAGCGTATCATCAGCCTTCTGTGAATCCACCGAACTGCTGCCCACGTCAGCTTTCCGGGACAGAGCCTCTTTGAGCTTTCCAAGAAGCCAGACCGCACCTTCCTTGTCCAAAACCGACAACTGTGCCATCTGTCATTACTCCTCTCCGTCAGCCGTGGTATCATTCCACATCTCTTCAAGCTCGTCCGTGGTTATCGCCACGGTGTCAGACGCATCAGCCTTGTCAGCCACAGCTTCCTTAACCTTGCCGATAAGCCATTTTGCACCCGTCTTATCAAGAAAAGCCGCCATATTCTCACCTCCCTTCAAATCCTCTAAACCTCATTCCACATTTTTTCCAGTTCCTCACTGGATATTGCAGATGCTTCCTGTGATGCCTCTCCGCCTGAAACACCTCCGTTCCACATTTCATCCAGTTCCTCCACAGGAATTGCCTGCATGTCACATCCGCATGTCTGGCTGTTTTGCGCACCTCCGTTTCCGCCATCATGTACGAACTGGACAAGCAGGTCTGCCAGATGAAGCCTTACCTCATCATCCGTTGCCTCACACTTAAGAAATGCCTCATCAGGCGCATTCATATGAAGCCTTATCATCTAATCACCCCTTCCAGCAGCACCTGCTTTACCGGAAGCATGGCAATCTCACTTGCAAAAGCCTCACCGCCGCTGTCAATGCCACGAACCTGCACCTCCACCATTCCGGCGTCCATATCAAGCGTCTCATTCTGGGCAAGATGCACGCCTATCACCTGCCCGCTCACTGCAAAACCCGAATCACCTGTCTGTTTTGTCAGTATGTGGTTTCCCTGGCGAAACGTTACATACAGATTCCCCGCATTTTCCAAATCCACACCGTCAACAGTCAGCGTTATAACAGGCGTTGTACCCCTGCGCATAATCCATTACCTCCTTCCTGTCAGCCTAGCATATACAGAATACCGGTCTCACACCACACAGGGTATTTGCCGCCGCCGTAGCTGCTTCACCATACTGACTCACAATGGCATAATCAGTCGCATTCACCGTGTCCCTCAGCCAGTAGTCAGTACCTATGTTCAAGAACTCCGGTGCATAGAAAAACAGCGGCAGCTGTGACTTCTCCACCGTCTTTAAGTCAACCGTGCCGCTTCCCGTGTTTGCCGTTCCGTTAATTACCGTGCCAAACGCCATAATTTCACTCAGCAGGGTAACATATTCAGACGATGCATTTGTGGCCGTCGGTCTGCCATCCGTACAGCTGTCCGAATAAACAAGCGCATGTTCCATCATATGGTCCTCAAATGTCTCACTCAGCGAGTCACTCAGCTCCTGCAGGGTATTATTCCATATGTAGGAGCCAAAAAAGCCATACTCAGTTGATGATATACCCATCTCATTCATTCTCTCTGAAGAAACTGTATCGTCCGTCACAAGCACAACATGATGCTTTAAAAGTTTAACAGGAAATATTCCCGCCCCAAGTGCCCTGAAATAATAGTCAAACCCCGCAATCCTGTAATTACTCGACCCTATGCTCCAGTAATCACCGATAAACAAATCCTTAAACGTTCCGTCCGCAATCGCCGCATACTGGGAATTCGTCACAGTATCCCCCAGATAATTTCCACGGTACACACTGTTGTGGGCTGCTGCCCCGGATGCAACCCCGCTGTAAAAAACCTGTGACGCATTAATCGCCGTGGTACTGGACGATACTGCCGCCAGTTTTTTCACCTGCGCCGCCAGTTCAGTCACCTGCTGGTTGAAAGCCCCGACACTTACCACCTTTGCCTGTTTCCCGTCATGAAGCAGAATCAGGTCATTTTCCGAAACCTCAGAAGTCTCATCCAAATCCGTCATCTTTTTAGATTTAATCTCAAATAATTGCATATATTCCCTCCATCATCCTGTAGTTATTTACCTGCCACCGCTTCTCAGATTTGCCCTCTGCTGCGCATTAACAATCACCTCATCCAGCATCGTGCCTCCCAGATAAACAGGAATTACAATATCACCGTAACCGCCATTTCCACTCTCATTCAGACTGCTTACCGCATCCCTGACTGCACCGGCCAGCGAACTAAGGTCTGCACCGGAAACCGAACCGCCGCCAGCCATCGCCATCTGACTCATACTGAACTGCGGACTGATAACCATGTCACCTGCCACACCATCCACCGCATCCGCCACCAGATGCCTGCTCCTGTCAATTCCTTCTGCCAGTTCCTTCATAAAGTCCGGCATCCAGCTCTCATAATCAACAAGCGGACCTTCATCCGGCACTGAAAAATGCAGATAAGACTTGATTGTATCCGCCACACTGCCCACTGCATCCTTCACATTGCTGACACACGACCTTATGCCGTCCACAATCCCGTTAATAATATCTGCGCCCCATCCATATGCCGATGAACCAAGATTTTTGATAAAATCCACCGCCTTTGTAAAGCCGTCCCTGATAACGTTGTAAATGCCGCCCACAGTGTTCTTAATTCCGTTTCCGGCTGAAACCACCACGTCCCCGGCATTATTCCACAGATTAATCCAGAACTTCCTGAACTCTTCGCTGGTGTTCCAAAGATAAATAAACGCCGCCACCAGTGCCGCAATCGCCGCAATGATAAGTGCAATCGGATTTGCCATCATTACCGCATTCAGTGCTGTAAACGCCGTTTTCACAGTATTTATAACACCAGCCACCTTCGGCACAATTGTCAGGACAGTCCCCACCGCAGTGATAACTTTTCCCACGATAATCAGTACCGGTCCCAACGCCGCCACCACCAGCGCAATAGTCACAATGGTCTGCTTCATCCCGTCCGGCATACTGTTCAGCACATCAACAAATCCCTGCAGAAACGACACAATGCTCTTAATCGCCGGAAGCAGAATCTCACCGAAAGAAATCGCCAGTTCCTGCAGCTGGGATTTCAGAATTGTCAGCTGCCCTTCCAGATTGTCATTCATGGTATCAGCCATTGACTGCGCCGTACCGTCACAATCCGCAATCGCCCCTGAAAGTTTATTGATATCCTCTTCCCCGGCATTCATCAAAGCAAGAAATCCCGACATCGCATTCTTTCCGACCAGCGACTCAGCCGCCGATGCCTTCTCAGACTCCGTCAGACCCGCAAACGCCGTCCGGCAGTCAGCCAGGATATCCGACAGCTCCCTCATTGAGCCGTCCGCATTTGTGGTTGCTACAGTCACTTCACCGACAGCCGAACCACATATCTTCACTTCACCGCTCAGATTGTTCATGATAGTCCTAAGGGATGTACCCGCCTGCGACGACTTGATCCCCGCATTCGCCATCAGTCCAATTGCTTGTGCCGTATCCTCAACCGAAAATCCCAGCGCACCTGCAATAGGCGCACAATACTTGAATGTCTCGCCCATCATGGAAACATTTGTATTTGCATTGCTGGAAGCCGCCGCAAGCACATCTGCAAAATGCCCTGTATCTGAAGCCGACAGTCCAAATGCCGTCAGTGCATCCGTCACAATGTCGGAAGTGGTTGCCAGGTCTTCACCCGATGCCGCCGCAAGGTTCATCACACCCTCAATACCATTCAGCATATCCTCAGTCTTCCATCCGGCCATCGCCATGTAATTCATCGCCTCAGCCGCTTCACTGGCAGAAAACTTTGTCTGACTCCCCATCTCCCTTGCCTTTGCAGAAAGTGCTTCAAGCTCCGATGCACCAGCCCCCGACACTGCCGCCACTTTGCTCATTGCAGCCTCAAAATCAGCCGCCGTACTCACAGCCGCCGTTCCAAGAGCCGTGACAGCCGCCGTCACAGGAAGAAGTTTCGTCCCAGCGTTTGAAATCGTTTCCCCCGTGGTCTTCAAGTTCTCCCCTGCCGCCGCGATTTTCTGCAGAGCCGTTGCCGACTGTTCCGCCCTCGTCTCCAGCTTCTCCAGTTCCTGCTCCGTCTCAATAATTTCCCTCTGAAGTGCGTCATACTGTTCCTGTGAAATCCCCCGTTCGACAGAGCCGTATTCGCCTGCTCCGCCGCCGTCTTAAGCGTTTCCAGCTTTTCCTTAGTTTCCGCCACCGCATCCGAAAGCAGTTTATGTTTCTGAGCCAGCAGCTCCGTATTCCCCGGATCCAGCTTCAACAGCTTCTCCACATCCTTAAGCTGGCTCTGCGTGCTCTTAATCTCCGTATTAACGCCCTTAAGCGCCGTCTGTAACTTCGTGGTATCGCCGCCAATTTCAATGGTGATACCTTTAATCCTACTGGCCGCCATACCAATCCCCCTTCATAAAAAAAGAGCCGATTTCTCGACTCTTGCTATAATTCCATATTACAATTATTTTTAATTCCCCCGAATTGGGGGAATTAGAATTTTACCTCAAAACCTCTGCATCAATTATGCACTAAAATTTATCAAAATCTGCCTGCGTAGCCACATACGAATACGCATCCTGAGCTTCATCATTCCCGTTCTCAATATACATCTCATTCACCAGTCCAATCGTCAGCAAATCCAAATCCCTGATAGAAATACCCAGCTGCACACACCTTAGCATAAACAGCGCCGTTGTCATCGGGCGGTCTGTCGGATGAAGTTTTTTTTAGCCTCCACATCAGATTTCACATTCAGCCCCCAAAGCTCAATAATCTTAGGCAGTACCTGGTAAATACTGAACGTGTTAAACTCATCAAGCCATTCCTCCGGCGTGTCAGGAATTGACGCATCCGCATGTTTCGCCATCACATAGGCAATGTTTTCAAACATCTCCAACGAAAACAGATCCAGGTTGCTCACCTCTTCGGTACTGTCCCCGATTGCCTTCTCCAGCGTCGCCAGGTCCTTGTAAATATCCCTCTGGAACTTCAACCTGTATATCCTCGGAATTGCCGCACTCGCCCGAAACGGCACCGTCTTTCCATCAATCTCAATATTTTTTACGATACCCATAAACCTCATCCTTTCCCGCAACTTACTCCGCCGCGTCCGTAATCGACGGCATATACACACTCTTGTACCAGTCCGCATAGACCGTTGCATCCGTAGAATCCCCCGTCTTTGCCTTCACCACACCGCTCGCCAGAGGCGTTGCCTTAACCGTCAGCTTCTCCGTCTGCACATCCCTTGTTTCCTCATTAGTCTTGCCCTCAATGCCCGGTCTGCTCGCCGAACAGTTATAGAGCACATGGCGGATATGCCTCACATCACCGTCAAACTCAAAAAGCAGTGCAAACGAATTCAGTTCCGTATTCGCATTCTCAATCAGCACATTCTTGTCATCCAGCGTCTCATTTAACACCGCCACACGGAAACTCTCTGGAATAATCGCAAGCTCCAAATCACCGTCATACCCCATGTTATTGTTAATCACATAGTAAGCAACACCGTCCGCATAAAAATTCTCTGGCTCACCATTGGCGTCAAGAGAAATGCTCACCGCCCCAGGCAGAGCCACAGGCGTGTCATACGTTGCATTCCCGTCCTCATCAACCGTCAGCATCGCATAATGCGCATTCTTCAGATTGAACTTCACCTTGTTATTCTTCATCACACAAACCTCCTCACTCAGTCACCGGAAGCTCAAAGGAATACAGCACCTCATACAGCTTCTCACTGCCAATCCACACTTCCGACTTGTTATAAAAAATCCCACGGTCATCCAAGACCGCTTCCACCTTACTCTCCACAGATAAATCCTTCCTGTCCGTGTACACCTCAACCCGCACATCGTTTATCCTGAAATACACCCTGCCATCCGCAGCAAAATTGTCACTGCCCGGCAAAAGGTAACAGATAAACGGCGGCTCCGGGCTCTCCAATGTCATTAAGTTAAGATGATGAATTAAGATCTCAGTATTAGAAATAATACTGGGGTCTTTTTATTTTTTTAAAAAATTACTTGACAAGGAAACAAATATGTGCGGCCGCTTTCGCTAT